CATCGGGATACGTAAATGTTCTTTTCTTCCACATGTCTTTGTAATGTCTCATATATTCCATCCAAGTAAAACGTTTACCTCTAAACTTTTTATATGGTGATTCATAATACTCTTGATAACGACAGAACAACATTGCACGATCATAATCATCATCAATTTGGGCACAATATATTTGTGGAACAATCTCTTTAACCACACCTTTAACTAAAGGATGTTTAATTTTTTTCATACCTTTTATTTTTAACAAACCAAATTATATGTGTTATTAATATAGCTAAATTGACAAACATCGTTGGGTTATTTGATATAAAATAACCATAACATATCCACATGATACAAGCAATCGAATTTACCAATCTCAGTTTCCACATTGTTTTAAATGTCATGGACACTAATACAACGACAGATGATAACCAACCTATTAAATCAATCATCTTTAATTTTATTAATTTGTCTAAGCATATTTACTAACGAAAAAACGGATAATGTTGCAAATGCAACGTAACCAATTATAATTAACATTTCCATATTATTTAATTTTTAATTTACAAACAACTTTTTAATATTTCATAACATAGGTCTTCAGGTATCTTACTTCTTTCATACGCATTGGCCCTACCTTGTGTGCCAGTTCTTGATCCTCTTGGTGCTGCAACGTGACAAGGGTCACCATTCTTACACATCTTACGAGGAACCCACAAATCACTGTTAGTCCATATGTCGGTTGGTTTCATACGTTCGTCACCATATTGACAATAGGTAACCGTTTGGCGTTTCAAATTTTGAACCAAATCCATTTTACGAAGTAGTCCTCGTGGGTTTTCCATAAACCAATGTTGGGGTTTATAGTGGTCAATAATCTCTAATGTTTTCTTTACAAGTTCAATACCTAATCGAGCAGTGTCGGTGTTAGGGATGTAAGCTCCTTTACCGCCAGTCCAATGGTGACCTATAGCTGCAACACTAAATCCGGTACAAGGTGGTGACGCCCATATCACATCTGGTTTGAATGGGACTTTCTTATAATCAAAATCTAATATACTAACCGCGTAGTTAATACCTTCAAAGTCAATTAGGTCAGAAGAGAAAACTTCCATACCAAGTTTTTCGGCAATTTTACCTACTGAACGACTTCCCGCAAATAATTCTAATACCTTCATAGGTATAATATAATAAAAATAAACGAGAAAAAAAAATTAGAGAGCAAAACTTTCGCCACAACCGCAAGTGCGACTCGCCTGAGGGTTAATCCAATGGAACCCTTTACCATTCAATCCATCAGAATATTCTAATTGAGTACCGTAGAGATATAATACCGATTTTTTATCTACAACCACCTTCATAACATTTAAATCAATCACCTCATCCATATCTGTTATGTTATCATCAAAATCCATGGCATATGATAATCCACTACATCCACCTCCTTTAACACCAACACGAAGAAAATGGGTGTCGGTTGTTATTCCTTGTTGCTTCATTAATTCAACAACATGTTCAAGTGCCTTATCACCTATTGTAATCATATTAATTTTCAAATACTAATTCATCCATACCGTTCTTAACACGGTAATCGTTTATTGCGGATTTAATTGCATCTTCTGCAAGAACACTACAATGAATTTTAACCGGAGGTAGGTTTAATTCTTCTACTAAATCCATATTATCAATTGTTACAGCTTCATCTAATGATTTACCTTTTAACCATTCGGTAGCAACAGATGATGATGCAATTGCTGAACCACATCCAAATGTTTTAAATTTAGCATCAACTATAATGTTATCCACCACCTCGATTTGTAATCTCATAACATCACCACACTCGGGTGCACCAACCAATCCCGTACCTACGTTGGATTTAGATTTATCTAACGTTCCCACATTTTGTGGGTTGGAGTAATGATCCAATACTTTATCTGAATATGCCATATTAGTTGTTTATATGATAAATATCATTTTTTCTTTTTAAATAAATCTGATAGTTTATTACCCGGTTTAGTTATTCTACCGTCATCATCCATCATAGGGGCTCTCCACATTTCAAATGCCATCCATATTATGGTACCAATAATTCCTATTGCAATGTACATCATAAGCTTTTAGTTTTATATTCCAATTTCTTCCAAAATTGATACCATTTACGTTTTGGTTCCGGTAAACATTGGGAAAATGGGTTATCTCCAAATGAAACCCTATTCAAATATTTAACTGACATCATGTTCATAAATACTTCATGATATTCTTCGGGTACTGTATCAAAATCTGCTTCAATTTTAACGTTCAATGTTATGGTACCATCTGTTGGTGTTGTAAGATAAAGTACTTGATATGCTGTCACCATTCTTGATGATTTCATTTCAATGTTATTACCTCCCCCTAAAAAAATTTCAGTATCTTTATTCTGTTTCATGTGATTTAAAATTCATTGCATTGTTATATACGTTAGGGAATTTTTCTTTAACATACTCCCAAGTTAATTCATCTCTACCCAATTCAACATTTAAAATAAAATTTTCATCTCTTAAACTATCAATTTGTATTGATGATGACACTTTAAGTTCTTGATAAACCCTATCTTTCTCAAAATACCCAAATGTCATTATAATCAACCCTAACAATGACATTACAATTCCTAACCTAAATTTTGTTTCATTTTCCATTTTATTGTTCTTGTAATTCAATCATTTTGTTAGTAATCTGTTCTTCAGTAACTTCCATAACATTAGTTGATGTAACAACTTCTCCATTAAAAATTTCTGCCATATCGTATAAACTATTTTCACCTAAAAATATATGTCCGTGAACAACACTAATTCCATGTCCGTTTTTAAATTCAATCCTTGCTATTTCACCTGTGCCGATTGGGTGTGGTTCAAATACCAAATCTTTAAATGTTTTCATATTTTCATAATAAATTTTATTTGCAAATGCGTTTATTTGATAGTAATTCATGATAGAACAATTGTATAAAATTTTGATTTACCTTTCCACCCATAATCGTCATATTCCACATACTCAACTTTAAACTCATCTTTTGTAAATTCTCTAATATCATCTTCGGTTACACCGTCACAATTTTCAACAAGAATTATGACCCCATCTTTTGATAAATGTTTTTTAACGTCTTTAAAAAATTCTCTATGAAAGGTTATATCTTTATCTAATGACAATAATTTTTCATTATCAAATCTATAACCTTCGGGTCTTAATGTTTTAAAATGAGGTGGATTACTAATGATAACATCAATATTTGGTTCACCAACTAATTCATTAAAACCATTTGACTCAATAAATTTAACATTATCCAAATTATTTAAACTTATTGTTTCATTTATATGTTTAAGATTTTCTCGATTGATGTCGACCAAATATAACTCATCACAGTATCCCTGTCCAAGTAAATGAAATCCCATAAAACCAGGTCCTGAACACATTTCCATAACTTTACCTTTCTTAATGAATTTTTTTACATTTTCACTATTCAAGGCGTTTATACCAAATGTGGTTCCCCCACCATCTAAATGTGGTTCATAGGAAATCTTAATGTTGTTTGTTTCAAATACCATAATTAAAATATTTCTTCGGCAATCCCTAATGATTCGGCAATTATAAAATAACCGGCAGCCTCTTGTAAATCACCTTCATATAGTCTCCAACAAGCTACTATTCTTATTACTGATTTAACTAAACTAATCCAAAAATGGGTTGATGTTTTTGATTCTTTTTCTTGCATGATATAATATAGTTAATTTTTCTTAGATTTCAAAATCTTTTTAGATTCAATATAATTGTCAATAAAATTAATTCTCTGTCCAATCCAATACATTACATTGACAGTCATTGAATTACCAAGAGCACCCTTTACAGCAGAATAACCAGGTTTCTTACCATCAACTTCAAAATCCAAATAACCGTCAGGAAATCCTTGTAATCTTTCCAATTCTCTCTCGGTAAAACATCTTATACCATTATCGTCAACCCAAAAATTGGATGTTGACACACGACCCATACCATCTGTTTGAGTTTGTCCGTATGATTTTGTTATCGTACCAGCGAGTTTAATTTCTCCGAGAATATTTTTGGTGTACTCATCCCTCTTGCTTTTATTCTTTTCTTTAACGCTTTCAAAACATCCTTGCTCAAATAATATTGAGAATGGGATTTTCCAGTTTTTTCCACGATATCCAACAATGTAGATTCTTTTGCGTCGTTGGGGAACTCCGAAGTATTGGCTGTCGAGAACCCTATAAGCGATTGAGTACTCTTCTCCTTGGACAATCCCTTGTTTGTCAAGACCTTCTGGTTTGAAGTCAACACCAGTGAAAGAGGAGATGATTTCACATAAGGCTTTTTTGTGTTTGTTTTTAAAAACGCCTTCGACATTTTCCCAAATGAACCACTTAGGTCGTTTTTCTTTAAGAATTCTTGCATATTCAAGGGAGATTCTACCACGGATGTCATCCATTCCTTTGTTGAGTCCTGCATCGGAAAAAGATTGACAAGGCGTTCCGCCGACCAATAAGTCGAATTTAATTTTTTTGTACTTTTCATGTTGGGTTAGTTTAGTGATGTCAGTAAATAATGTTGTGTTTGGGTAATGATGGGATAATACTTTTTGTGGAAATGATGCGAAATCACATAAACCGACACATTCCCAACCAAGTGGTTCCCACGCAACTGTAGCGGATTCAATACCACTACAAACTGATAGATATTTCATTTGATTTTGTTTAGTTCACATCAAAGATAGGTATTAATTAGAATATACCAAAAAAAACTTCATAAAAAAATACATTGATTATCAATAAGTTATGAAATCATATTTGTCTTTCTTCCATTCTATTGTCGGATACTTCTTGAATCTTGAAGTTAAAATATTAGTCGCCTCTTCAAATATCTCAACAACCGGTGTGTTGGCCTTACCATAGGACTGTATTAAATTTCCTTTTCTGTATTGTAAATTAATTCTTTTTCTTTTATGTTGCATTGATGCGAATATGTAAACAACTCCATGTGCAAATTGTTTAGACATACAATTTTTCATATTAAATCCCTCAATTCTAAAATCATCTTCAGTTAATAGTATTTTGGGTTTGAACACTAATCCGTCAATTACAATATCCTCTTCCATTTCTTTCACGAATTCTTCAGATATTAGATATCTCACTTTATATCCACGTGTGAAATGTAATTTTAATCCTGACCACACCTCCATAGTGTTGTCAAACTCAATATCGTTTTTTGCTTTAAATTTTAAATTGAGTCCTCTTTGTTCTAATAAATCTCTAATTGAAAATAATTTATTTAATGTATAAATTAACGAATCGGTTTTAATGGTATCAATTTCCCAATCGTTAATCACTTTAATCATAAATTCTTTTTCTGATTCATTTTTTAAATAATGTAATTTTTTATTTGGTGGGGTATCGTAGCAATGTGATTCCCATGTGAACTTTTTCAAGTATTCAATATGGTTATCACCAAATAATTTACAGAAATAATTCAACGTAGTTATTTGAATTTGTCTAACGTTATGACTTAATTCTTTAATCAAATATTTTGATTTAATTCCATAGTAATCTAAAACAGATGGTAAAAATTTATAATTGTTTTTTTCTAACCATTTCTTTTTAGGATAATCATTTTGAATATCGTAATATACTGCGTTGTGTCCTTTAATACCTTTAATATCTAAGTGATAATCAACTAACATATCATAGATAGTATTGTAAAAAGGTTTTAATTTATAATCTTTATCCTTTAGAAATTGTGATTTAAATTTTGGTTGTATTTGTTGGACAAAAATGTCACATATTTTATCAACCGACCTTTCATATTTGACTCCCCAATAACCTCTACGTTTTTCTCCTCGAGCAATTCCGTTTTCAATTAAATCAAACAATAGTTTAAAATCATTCTTTTTGTCTTGATCTGTACTTCTAAATATTTTTTCATCGATATTAACATTATTTTTAATCTCATACTTTACCGAAACATCACCAGTGATTAAATTAACAATTAAATTGTGTTCGAACGTTACATGTCTTGGTGTACCATATCTATCGTAGTCAAAATCAAAAATACCTTCATATGTAAGTTCATCATTGTGTTTGTGTAATCTAATTAAACATTCACTAATTGATTCATCTCTCTTTCTATTCTTATCCTTCTTTTGTTGGGAGTACGAAAATAATAAATCCATATAGAAATATATATGGATTAAATGAAAATGTGTAGTTAAAATGGTAGTGGTTCGGCGTCATCTAAATTTAAAATATCTATTAATCTTCTCGGTTCTCTCATTTCGGGAGCAATTTCAACTCCATTTATCATAACAGGTACTCTATCCTTCTTTAACCAGTTGAGTGTTCCAAATCTCGCGTGCATTCTAATCAAATCACTTACATCATCTATCACATTTTGATAATGTTTTGGTGGTTGTGAGTTTGAGAAATATTTTGATTGCACCATTCTTCCATCTGATATTTTAAACTCACACGTAACTCTATCTTGTTTATCTTCAGTCCTCAACGATACAATAATTGATGTGTCTGTCTCCGCGTATGATGCAACACAGTGATGCATAAACCTACCTTCTTCAACGTATTCCTCTTCTCTTGTTAGAACATATGGGTGTATCATTATCTCACCGTCACTTATTGTAGTGATAAGTTCTTTATTACCATTACTACTGTGTTTCCACAACTCACTTTTTTTCTCACAACTAATCGGTTGTTGAATTTGTCTCACCGTTTCTTCAGGATAGAAATATTGAATGACCCAACCTTTTTTAATTGCAGATATCATTCTAGATAGTTCATTATGTTCACTATGAAACTTAACTCTAGTATTTGCTC